GCTGTTAGATTATTATTTTGTTGATACAAAATAGTAGCTCTAATTTCACCAGCAGAAGTTGCACCAGTAGTTGTAAATGTAAGTTTCAGATCTTTATTTCCAGTATCAGCCCAAGCTAATGTACCACCAGCTTCTACCGTAGGATATGCTCGGCCAACGCCAGAAGCTATCGTGACAGAAAATGCATTAAGAAAAATAGCATTGCCTCCAACTGTAGCACCAATACTAAAAACACATGTAGCACCGGCCATTACTATTGGCTTATCAATTACTATATCTATGATTTGTGAATTAGCAGGAATAACAACAGTAGTTGCATTTGCAGCAGAAGCTCCTCCAGCAAGTGTAGTACCTGTTGAAAATGTTTGTGCCATTACAACTTGTCCTGTATTTTTTACATCTGAACCTACTATAGTTCCAGTTGTTTCTTTAATTGTTCCAGCCTTAATTGGGCCAGAAAATGTAGTAGTTCCCATAGTCTATCTCCTTATAATAGTCTGCTTTCGCAGTCGTTTGGGTTAGTATTAAAAATACTAGGCGTATTGCTACGCCTAGTACTAATTAGTTATTATGCTACGCCTTCAGATCCGTATACACCTCTCCAGTCTGTAAAACCGAAGCTGTATCTTTCTCTGCACTTGTATCTTAGGTTACCAGTTTCAAAATCACCTTCAACAGCTTTTTTGATTGGTGCTCTAACGAAGTGTTTCATTCCATCTGGACAATCAGTTAAGATAAAATACTGATCAGGGTTAGTAAATCTTTGATTTACTACTACACCTTCAGGTATCATACCCATGTTTCTCATTGCATTGATATCGTTGTCAGCAGTACCAGGTCTTAAATTAGACTTGATAATTCTTTCAGCAACGAACACCAATTGAGGTGGAACTGCAAGTTTTCTTCCTGATAAAGCAACTGGTATACTTCTATCATCTACAGCAGTCGAGATTTGAACTAAAAGTGTCTCTAAAGACGTTTCAGATAAATCCGCAGGCGTACCTAGGATGTTAGATGCTGTACCACCACCGCCAAGAGGGTGAAGCGGATCAAGTAAAGCTTGGCCGTCTCCTCCTAATGAAGTAGTTGTTGCAGTATTAAAGATATTTGCACCTTTGATCTCTTTCGTTTGTTGCATTGATCTTGCTAGTGCTCTTGCGTATTTAGCGCCTAGAGAACCATACAAGCCATCTTCTTCAGCTTCTTCTGTAATTGCAAAAGCTAAAGCGACAGTTTCATGCACGTATCTTGAGACAAAGCCTTCTCTGCCAGAATCATAATTGATCATGGCACCTTCAGCTTTAGTTGGTGCAGCACCGAATCCGATCATTTGTACATCTTCTTCGAATGCTTTCATTGATTGCTCTGTAGAATATAATGATCTCCATTGTTCTGGATATCTATCGTATTCCATACCAAACACGGTGTTTAAACCTAGATTGAGCTGTTTGGTAAAAAGTGCTCTGTTTAAAGCCATTTTTAACTCCTATTGTTAAGGTTAAACACCAGCATTCTGAGTTCCATATAGAGATAAGTTTATTACAACTTCTATATCTGCGTCAGCGCCTAGTGCATTGTTAGGATAATCAATTAATCTTAGGATTCTTAAAACTTTTGCAGTTGTTGCAAGAGTTGCAAAATCCAATTCATCAGTTGAATGTCCGTAGGTTGAATTAAAAGTTCCAATAGTTACATTAGCTAAAGCACCAACCGCAGTTGATACCATAGTACCGTTTACTTGAACTTTATAAGTAATGTTTGGATCATCATACACATAACCTTTAGCATTAACTGCATCTTTAGTTACTGTACCTGTATTCCAAACTTTTTCAAATTTAACAGAACCGTCTGTCGCTATATACTCAACGCCATAAAAAACACCAAGAGCTACTCCGCCCGCTGTGCCTCTTATTAATGTACCATTAGCACCTAATGTTACAAGATCACCAGATGCTAAGTTAGCTGCAAAGCCACTTAGTATCGGATATTCGTTGGCTCTAATAACGCCACCTGTTAAATGTCTCAATGGTGTAAAACCATTTGCTGCATTTAAGTTTGCCATTTTTAGTTTCCTTTGTTAGTTTGTTAACTGCCGTCCGAACTAACTCTTGACTTGAAAGACCTTTGAATAGGTTGTCCTGGTGTTTCAGCTCTGTTCATGTCCTGCTCAACTGACTGCATTAAATTATTAGTCATTTGTGCATAGTAATCATTTCTTTGATTAACCATTTCTTCGGGCATTTCGCAGAGTACCATTCCTTCTATTCCTATATGCCCAGTGAATTTGCCATGTTCTATCGTTGGAAAATGTTGACCATCTTTGACAGTTTTAATGTCTCTTGGTTGCCAACCTTCTCTCAACCGTTTAGCTACATTCGTAGGCGTTTCCTGTCCTAACACCATAGTTGCTACCCATCTCTGAGCGAAACCAGGTCTTGGTTCAGGCGCTTCTAATAAGTTACTCGGTCGCCATTTTGAAGCTACAGTAGATTTTTCTACTCTAGTTTCATTGTTTATTTTATTATCTTTATTCATAATGTCAGGCTCCTTTCTATTGTCCTGTGTCGCTAAAGCTTTTTACTTCTTTAGCAAATCGTTTTAGTGCCACTTCATCACTGATGTCTATACCAAAAGTTTTAGCAGTTGATAAATCGTCAGAGGTTAGTTTAACTCTATTACCAGATGTTCCTTTTTTACGAGAAACTCCAGCAACTGGAGATTGCACTCTATTAGTTTTTTGTACCACATTTTCAGTGTCTTTGGAAGTGTTTTCTTCTGACTTATTAAAATAAGATAGACCAGTTTTTTTTAGTCTTAAAGTCATCTCATCATAATATCCAGGATCATGCACATCCCAACCTTCTTCTGTTAATTCAGCATCAATACCATAAGCCATAGCTGTTTCTTTTCTATAACCAGGTTTATTAAACCATGTTGAATTTTCTTTTACCCACTCTGTTGCCAAAGGCGGAGCTTTTTTGTCAGTTTTTTCTTTTTGAGGAACTCTTGCAGCATAATCTTCCGTTTTAGTCATTTGACTACGGATTTCTGCCATACTTTCATACAATTTTACTTGTTCGTCAGTATTACCTTCTTCAATTGCTGATTTAAGTCGAGTAGAAACACTAGAAAGTTGATTACCAAGTGACTTATTAGCTATATCATAAGTTCTCTTTTCCATCATTGCTAATTTTTCTTCTAAATCAACATTCTTTTGTTCTGCTTCTGCTCTTTTAGCTACTTCTTTCTGTATTCTTTTACGAACTTTAACAGAGTAAGGCATATCATCTGAATATGCTGGAGCTTTTTCAAGCTTAATCTGTCTTTCATTCTCAAAAGATTTATCTTCATCTTTAGAAGGTTCTTCTTCTTGTTGTTGTTGAAGTTTTTCTAATGGATTTAAAGGTACATTAACCTCTTTCTCCGTTTCAACTTCTTCAAGATTAACTTCTAATTCTTCATTCTTATTTTCTTTTTCGTCTATCATAGTTTCTCCTATGTTGGCATTAACCTAAGTTAATGTATGTTACAGTTGTTGAGTTACTACTTCTGGACTTT